ATTTATGGTCAATGCTATTGGCTTTATTTGTTTTTACGGGCTGTGGAGATGATGAGGAAGGTGATAATAGTTCTCAAACGGTGATGATTAATTTGTATTGGAAATATGAAAATATGGATGATACAAAGATTGCTTCTCCTAGTATTGTAGCTTTATATGATTATGAAGATGCTAAAAACTTTGATAAAGAGGCATCGGTTAATGCAATGGCTAATGATGGACATATTGTATTAAAGGATGGAACAGCCTTGACTCCTAAATATATCTCCAACAATACGGTAGGAGTTAATATATTTGAGAATGTGGCTAATGGTAAATATATGGTTATAGCTATGTATAAGCCTGATGGATATTCTTTCCCTTTTGCTTTCTTGTATGGATATAAAATGATAGAAGTTAATTCATTAAATGGATCTTCATTAAATACTTTCATTATGATATGGGAGAATAGTGGTAAATTCGTAGAAATGAATAAAAAGTAAAATAAAATTATTTTTCTCTCTTAAGCCCGTTCCGTCCTTTCGGTTCGGGCTTTTTTATTTCCTCCTACAAAAAAATTACAACAATCCCGCCATTGTTTTTTTTAGGTCCGCTTGATTTTTTGCCATCCCCCTTATATGCGTGAACTTTGAGTTCATGATCGAGATTAAGGACATATCTGGTAGAGTCAAGTTGTCGGTATCGATAGAAACGGGTTCGGTACGTCGGTTTGAGTTGATGAAAGAGGACTATGTGAACCTCGTGTTCTCCTTGTCCGACCCGGTACAACTGGAGATCGGAGACAATATCGATTATGAAGGTAGCGTTTTCTACGTAACTGGCAAGACATACCCGACATTCAACGTATCCACAGGCGGATACGACTATAGCGTGCGATTCGACTCGCATTATTACCGATGGAAGAATCATATCCTATTTTACGATAGGCAAGGTAACAAGGAAGCGTCATGGAGCCTTACACGTGCTCCGGAGGCCCACCTAAGCATTGTCGTATCCAATTTGCGATCTCTGGGATTCAGGTATAACGGCAAGGAGTACCAAGCCGTTGTCGATAGCTCCGTTGACGCTGTCGCCAAGCTCGTGCAATACGACAGCACGAATATCGTGGATGCCCTTACCAAGATTGCCGAGGCGTGGGAGTGCGAGTGGTGGGTAGAGGGTGACAAGATATATATAGGTAGGATAGAGCGTGGCGATCCCGTAGATCTGGAGATAGGTAGGCAGGTAGCGTCCATGCCAAGGAGCCAAAGCCAAGACCTGTTCGCCACACGCCTGTACGCTTTCGGCTCAACGAGAAATATCCCCTCCGGCTATCGCAAGGGGGAATCCGGTACGGTGGTGCAAGGGGTGGTGCAAAAACGCCTCATGCTTCCTAAAGGAACTCCCTACGTGGACGTGGTACAGGGATTGACCGAGGATCAAATAGTGGAGGCGGTCGTTATATTCGACGATATATACCCTCGTAAGATAGGTACGATAACCGAGGTGATACCGAAGGAGGTCACGGAGGAGGGCGAGGACGGGACATCGGAGACATTCACCGTCTATCGGTTCAAGGACTCGGGATTGTCCTTCTCCGAGGAATACGTGCTTCCCGGCAAAGAGCTTCGTGTCGTATTCCAGACGGGGCCGTTGTCAGGCATGGATTTCGCCTTGCGATTCAATCCGGAAGGACTGCCGGAGGATGATCCGGAGGCTCAGGTGTTCGAGATAGTCCGTAATGACTCCTATGGCCAGACATTGCCGGAAAGCCCTCTTATACCGGGGACGGGGAACAAATATATCCTATACAATTTTGACACGCAATACGTAAGTGACACCCTTATCCCGCAGGCGGAAGAGGAATTGCTGAGAAGGACGATAGAGTATAAGGCCAAGGTCGTGTCGGACCCTTCCACTTACACATGCGTCCTTAACTCATACTACGCTTCCGGCTACGATGAGAATAATGGTATATTGAACCCGGAAAAGGCGATTGATTTATCCGTAGGGCAGCGTGTAAGGCTTATCAATAAGGCCTATTTTGAGAATGGGCGGGAATCTAGGGTATTGGGCTTCGAGAAAAAGCTTGATATCCCATATGATTCACCTTCCTATACGGTAGGAGAGAGCGCAGCTTACTCCCGGTTGGGGGAATTGGAGCGTAAGTTGGAGAATATCCAATATAAGGATAACACGTACGTCAACCAAGGTAGCGGTTCTTTCGGGGTGTATATCATAAAGAAAGAGGATACTACCGCCGCCTCGGACGAGAACGTTTTCTCCGCTCTCCGGACATTATATGAGATAAACAAGGTAAAACAGGATAACGACAAACGTTACCTTCGGAAAGACATTCCCGATATCGCCCATGAGGATATTTTATTCGACAAGAAGATAGGCTCCTCCATCTTCCTCGACGGCATGGACGGTAAGGGCTGGGAGATCAAGGCCGACGGTTCCGGTATCATGGAGGCGTTGAAGGTGCGTTCCGACATATACGCCGGTAACAAGATAGGATCCATATCGTTCGCCCCCGGATTCACCGGCTGGGGCACGGAGATAGACATCCCCACGGCCACGGGAACCTTTGACAACATATTCGTTAGGAAGACCTTCACGGCCTACGAGATAGTGTATTCCCAGATATACGGGTTGGGCGGCAACCAGATCGTGTCCGATATCAACAAGATAGGGAGGGTCGAGAGGCTGTCCGATCGTTGGAGATGCTACATGGACGACATGGACGGTCTCATGCTGATGAACCTCAGGGAAGGTGACGGCGTGAGGATACAGAGAAGGAACGGTATCACGTCCACTAAATATATCTTCGGTCGCTGTATCGGCATATCATCCGACTATTTCGACGTGGCCTACCCGCTGATAGAGGGTACCGGCGAGCCAGAGGCGGGGGATTTCGCCATGCGTTGGGGTAACGACAGGGATACCACTAGGCAGGGCCTTATCTATCTGACATCGGCGGATCAAGGAGCGCCGTTCATCGCCGTATATGACGGTATCACGGGCGTTTCCACGCAAGACACGATAAAGGCCCATCTAGGCAACCTCTCCATGATCCGTACCAAGAACGGTACGCAACTGAAGGGTTACGGGGCTTACCTGAACGGGATCTATATAGAGAACTCGTCCATATACCTCGATAACGGCATGACCGTGGAACAACAGTTCTCAGTGATGAGCGGGGAGCTGAGGAGCGAGATCGAGGGGGTGAGGAACGACATGTCTCTGGAATCCGGGAATATACTTGTCAATTCCACGTTCGGGAAGGACACGAATTATTGGCGGTCGGAGAACGAGGTCCATTTCATTAACGTCGGGGGCGACCTGTTATGGATAGGCGGCGCTTTCTACTCGGAGAAGAGAGAGGTGGCGGACATCTACCGTGACGGTGATCGTAATGTGCTCCGTCTGCTGGGGACTACCATATACCAGTCAAACGCCAACATGAAAGGCGATAAGGCGGCTGGGACCTACTCGTACGCCTTTTTCTACAAGGTCATGAGACGAGGTGTTTTGACGGTGGGTTTCGCCGGGCAGGAGTTGTACGACTCCTTGACCCTCGATCCGTCCGACGAGTACGTAAAGCTGTCCAAGGCAGGCAAATGGGACGGTACCGGGGATTTCAGGATCGGATTCACCGGCGAGATATTGATATACGGAGTGTCGTTGTTTAATGACAGGTTGGCTGACGCCGTGATAAAGCTTGAGACGCGGATCTTGCAGACAGAGGAGTATATCAAGTTGCTGGCCACGAAGGAGTACGTGGACTCGGAGACAGGTGCGATATATACCAAGTATGACGCAGAGTTGTCGGTCATGGCCGAGGAGATATCCGCCCGTGTGACGGAGGAGCAATTCGCCACGGCGCAAGAGGCCATAACGCTGGCCAATAACGCCGCCAAGGCCGCCCAGACCGCCGCCGATAACGCTAACCAGTCCGTGACAAGCCTGAACACCTACGTTGACGGCGCTTTCGCAGACGGTATCATAACGGAGGCCGAGGCCAAGGCCATAGAGAAGTACCTGAATACGGTGAACACGTCCAAGGACAGCGTGACCGCCACTTATACGAAACTGTATTCCAACACGGGGCGGCCAAGACCGGTCTTAAATCGGCCAAGGATGTCTTGGACTCGTCTATAAGCGCCTTGATAAGCAGTATCAACACGGCCATAGCGGACGGAAAGACCACCGCCTCGGAGAAGGCCGACGTGGATAAGAAATTCGCGGCCTTCAACACGGCCATGTCCTCGTTCGAGAGCGCCGTGGAGACGGCGAACAAGTATATACAGGACAAGTTGAAGGACTATACCGATACGGCGACAAACCAAGTGAAGGTGAAGCTGGAGTCGGACTTGTCGGTACAGGCGGGACAAATCACGGGTATATCCACAAGGGTGGACAATATAAGGAATGAGATAGACACGGCGGGATGGATCAACACTACGCAGGGAAATACGTTGTTCGCCGCCAAGAGCTTGGAGAATGGCGATAATATCATATCGTATATCAACCAGACGGCAACCACCACCACGATCAAGGCGGAGAGGATCAATCTTGTAGGGGCGGTGACGTTCAGCATGTTCAATACGTCGCTTCAAAGCACTATTAGTGGGAAAGCAAACTCAAGCGATCTAGGAGGGTTGGCCTATGAGAACGAGGTGGCTATGTCCAATCTCTCATCGACGTTACAAAGTATCATCGAGAACAAAGTTGACCCCAGCGATTTAACAACCGCATTGATGCCATATGTCACTTCTACATCTCTAACCGAATCTCTGAAAAAATACGAGCTTACGGGCGTGGCGGATGATAAGGTTAAGGATTTGATAAACGCCCTTACAGGAAAGCAATCCACGACAATCATTAATGGATTTATAGATACGTCTTTATTGAATGCGGATAAAATCATAGCGAACGCCGCTCATATAGCAGGATTTACTATAGAGAGCAATAGGCTTTATAACAAGGAAATGTCCTCCGGTATAGAGCTTAGTAATGCAAGTGGAACCAAATTCATTTACATAAACTCTATTGGTTCTTCCTCCGCATTACAAGTCCGCAATGATTACGGGACAGCCTTAAGTATTGGATCTTACGATACGGGAGGGGTAGGGATTGAGGTTACCGGAAATACCGGAGCGACGGCAATAGAGAGTAATGGACCTGTCAAACTTATTACGCGGAGTGATGAGGAGATAAGGATGTATAGAAATGATAGTAGCTATTTGGCAAGGTTCTCTTTCAAGGGGCATAAATTCAGTGATTACAGAACGGTTATAAATGTGGGTAACTTGATGAATAGTAATCAAATAAAGACTTTGACAGGAAAAGATCCTGATGGTTTTCAAATTCGTTATGACTCCCAGAGTGGATATATATACGTACAAGTTTAACAATTAAAATACAGTAAATCATGAAAGTAAATTTCAACAAGAATTTAAAGGACTTCGATGGAACAGACATGAGGGACAATTCCGGTGAAGTGAAGGTCATCAAGGACGTAGTATGCTCTAGGCTTTACTCTTCCGGCGATGATATGAACGAGGACGAGAAGTACGAGCTTTACAAGCTAATGACAAGGATCAACGCCGCCGATGGTGAGATAGACATCAGCGACAAGGAATCCATATTGATAAAGAAATGTTGTAACAGGACGTTGACCGCCGGAGCTTTCGGTCAGATCTTTGAACTTTTAAACGTGTGATACCATGGAGATAACGAGCGACACAAGGACGATAAACGGCTACTCGGACGTGGCCGGTATCAAGATACAGTATTCCGCCTCGGTCAAGACCGATGAGCGGATAGACCGGATAACGGGCTCTTTTATCAAGGACGGGGTACGTGTGGGATCTCTGGCCTACGAGCGTAACGGGCAATTCTTCATGTCGGTGGACAAGCCCGGCGTGATAACGAGCAAGGAGGATGCGGTGGCCGTAGCCACTCAATTCTTTAACGACACTTACGAGATGTTGAACAGTCAGGCGGTGGAGTAATATGGAAAGCATCATCCTATCATCGGGCACCGAGGTGACCCCCGAGGACATCCAGAAGATAGCGTCGGCGGTCAACGACCTGTTGCTGACCACTTCGAAAGACCCGGGGCAGTACGAGGAGGCTGATAGCCTGCAAGGTATATCGTCCTTGCCGGTGTTCAGGCAATCCGGCTCGGCCTATGATCTCGTGCGTGTGGCCATATCCTTGTTGAGGGGCGTTGACGGGAAGCAGATCGTCTTGCAGGTCACCGCAGATTACATACAGTGGCGTTACGAGGACGGGATGTGGCAGAACCTCATACCGCTCGCCGACTTGAAGAGGCCGGCCACGGAAGCCGCCGCCGATGTGCGTGAGAGGATGGACGCTATCGTGAGCGAGGTGAACGCCTTGAAGACCCAGTTCGAGAACGACGTGAGGCACGCCTTGGAGAGGGCGGACGCGGCAACCGAGAAAGCGAACACGGCTGCTGAGAACGCCAAGTCGGTGTCTGACCACCCGGGCTATATCGGCGATGACTTCCATGTCTACACGTGGGATTACGCTACCGGGGCCTATATCAAGACGGACAGGATACTGAAACCGGAGGCGTTCACGATCTACAAGGTCTATAAATCGGTATCGGCCATGGAGTCCGACAAGGCAAACGTCCCGGAGGGGAAGTTCGTCATCATCAACACGGGCAGCGTGGAGGAGGAGGATACCGGCAAGCTATATCTCAGGACATCCTCGGGATACGATTACCTCGTGGACGTGTCCGGCATGAGAGGCTTCACCGGGAAGACTCCGCAATTCTCCATAGGCACCATAACGGCGGGCACGTATCCTTCCGTATCGTTGTCCGACGGGGGCACGGACGCATCCGGCAACCCCGTATACAGGATGAACTTCGTGTTGCAGAGAGGCCCTAGGGGATTCTCCCCAAAGATATCGATCGGGAAGGTGACGACCGGTCTCCCGGGAACGGCGGCCCAAGCCACGATAACCGAGAAGGGAGAGACCGAGGAAGGGGTTCCATTAGCGGAATTAGATCTTACCATCCCGCAAGGACAGGACGGGGCGGTGGTCGGCGTATACAAGACAAGGGAGATCGACCATGTCCCGGGGGCGAACGACGTGACCTACGAGGAGGGCGGCGAGACCAAGAGCTACCCTATAGGCGGTGAGGTCTATCTAAGGGAGTCTCCCGGAGACGTTACGTTCTACAAGCTCCACGACATAGTGGAGGGCAAGGCCATATGGGAGGAGTCTTCCGGTGCCGCCTTGCCGGGGAACGTCTACTTGACCGGGGCGAATTACTACAATGAATCAGTAACAATTATCGATAAAGGGATATTATCATGAGCAAGAGAGGAGCTTACATATACCAACAGATAGAGCAGACCACGGCAGAGTGGACGGCTGACAGCACCATATACCCGCCGTCGCTATGGCTTTTCGAGCGGTTAGCGAACGGCAATTTAAACATGAAGTTCTCGGACGGTGTCCATTCCTACTCCGAGCTTCCGTTGATGATGCAAGACATCAAGGTGAGGATAAAGACTAACACGGACACGGAATACGTCTTGGAGATAACCTCCGCTGAGGGAACCATAACCACGCCTAACTTGCGTGACCATTACGACGATACGGATATCCGGAATCTGCTCACCGGTCTAAGGACGGACGTTGATAAGTTAAAGCCCGTTGTCACCTCCACCCCGTCTAACGGCCAGATAACCATAACGCCGGACAAGGCAAAAAATGACGATCCGGACGTGTCGATAACGCTGGAGACCAAGGGAGACAAGGATAAGTCGCTGATGGCCGACGGCAATTACCGCAAGCTGCCCGTGTACGGCAGGAACCTGTTGCTGGGATCTGGGAAGGAGGTGAGTCACTCAAATTACGAAACGGGCCGTTATTGTTTGGTAGAGCAGATACCGGAAGGTACACAAGTCACATTGACTATTTGGGGAGAATTAGGTGAAGGGAAAAATTATTTTTCTATCTATAACACTAAAGGATTAGGTGAAAATTATTTAGAAACTAGAATATATAGTACTGGTTTTATAGAGGGGAAAGCTTCTAGTACTTTTAATTGGAAAGTGGCTGATTCTAATTCTTCTATACTTATATATTCCGCTCCACAAAATGTTACCTCTGTATCCACCATCCACAAGATCAAGCTCGAGTACGGCGACCTCTCCACCGAGTGGACCCCTGCTTGGGAGGACATCCCCGACATCGAGGAACGGTACGCCTACGGTGTA